ACCTTATCAACAGAACCACGCTGCCGCACGTCTACGACAACGCGCTGCGACCGGTGAATAACACCACGATCCAGTACTACCTGTACAACAGCTACGAAATCGCCTATCTGGCGGCTTAAGGGGGTGACCGCCATGAAACTCATCATTCAAGGTGACCGCATCGCCGCTACAGCCACGGACGCCTACACTGGCCCTGACGCGCACATCGCCGCACCCGAAGGGTTTACGGCTGACGACATGGGGCGATACATCGTGCAGGGCGGGGAACTTGTCGAGCCTGTGCCCGAGGTCATTACGCCCAGGCAAGCAAAGATAGCCCTCCTCCAAGCTGGTCTCTTGGACGACGTGGAGGCGGGTATCGCGGCGATACCGGACGAAACAACACGCCGCATTGCCCAAGTCGAATGGGAGTATGCGCAGGAGGTCAGGCGGGACTGGCCGCTGCTGAACGATGTCGCGGCTGCCATAGGGCTGACAGCCGAACAGGTGGATGAATTGTTCCAGGCGGCGGCGAGGATTTAGTCAATGATTTGATACGCCACTGCCCACAAAAAAAGATGGCCGTTATCCCTCAAAATCTACCTATGCGAACTCCCAGTCCGCATGGTCGGTGGACACTGGCGCGCCCTTCGTGGCTGGGTTCGCCACCCGCGCCTTTAGGCGCATGACGATGGCGCGGTCGCACGGATAATAAAAGTCCCCGGGGACAACCCGGGGACACTCGCTTATATGCGGGCAACGGCTTTTTCTATTTCCGCTTGTATGGCCACCAACGCTGCGGCCCGTTTCTCCGCAACGGCTTTCCACTTCTTTTTCTCCGTTGCTATGTGGCGGATAGTGTCAATCAGGTCCGTTACTAGGGCTATAGGATAGCCATGCGGAATTTTTCCTCTTGCTTTCCAGCCTTGAATATCGGCCTCAAGCCGCGCCAGTTTTTCTCTGTGAATTACCGCCAATCTTCCACCTCCCATTCCGCCCCGCAATCGAGGCGTGTGATTTAATCTTCAGACATTGTACCCAACCCAACCATATTGGATATCTTCTCCAATCTTTGCCATCTCTTTTTCTGTTTTCTGATCTCCTCCACTGTTTGGAGGAGGTCGTTTATTGTGTCTTTCGGCCACCCAAACGTTGATTTTCTCCCCTTGGCCAATTCCATGCCATTTTGGAGGAAGATAATACGGCCATCACAGATCCTCAAAAAAGATTGGGTATTTAGTTTGTAATATATGTTTGGCCATGTTCATGATACGGACCATATCCGGGTGTGCAGCAGGATCACATCTCAACCTAAGTATATGTCTCCATTCCCGGATGTTAGCAGTCATAACAATTTCTGTTTTTACGGCACAGGGAAGTGCCGCCCGTGCTGCTTGGGGTGATAAACCGAGGCTATGTCTCATGTGTTTGTATTCTGCCTCAGCAGAGTGACACATAGAATCAAAACCTTTTCTTTGAGTGTTGGTGCCTTCTTCATACCACCAAGGCTCTATGAAATTGATTTCCCCATCTTTATAATCGCAATAACGGGTACTCTCTTGACTATAAGCCACCCCAACACGATGTCTGACGATTTCGTGGGTAACACCCCTGTCTGTGATAAATCTTAATGTGATTGACCCGTGTTCAAGTACAGACCCATGACCCCTTCGAATACAAGACTTTATCAATTCTTCAGCCGATCCTGGTTTGATTTTACCTTCCGATTTGTAACAAGTCCGGGCGGCACGTTCTATCAACGTGGTCAGAACAAAATAATCTGGCAAAAATTCTGGTAAGACTTTAGGTTTGATTATTTTCATATGTGCACACCACAACCCATATACTTACAAAGTTTATAATACATCTTCCGAGTAATTTCAACATCGTATAAAGCATCATGGGCCTCATTTGGATCAATTTTGATACCTAAAGCCTCCGCTACTGTCATGAGTTTGAAATTCGGGAGATCCATTCTTTTCTTGCCCAAGTAAAAAGCAGCGAGAGGTGCTATATCTATGCCGGGCCAGTGGAATTTCCCATGGGGGTATTGGTCCCCGCTACGGTGGGCCATCTTATAGAACATTGGAATATCAAAACTGAGTATGTTATAGCCGCACAAGAAAACTCTGTTAATCGGGTGCACCCGGCGGGGGAAACCACACATATCTATGATTTCCTTGTATGCGGCTTTGTGATCAACCCTATCCGGAGACAACAAATCTTCTCTGGATGTTTTGTTTACCTCCAGAGCAGTGTCTTCAATCAAGGCATCTTCGTGGGGTTTTATTTTGATGTTTAGTTTTGTAGTCAGTTTGAGCTTGAAATCATCTAGAATGGCACCAAATTGAATAATTGCCGACCTTTCAAAATCAAGGCCTGTTGTTTCCGTGTCAAAGAAAAGAATTTTCACGTTGCCTCCATATAATGTATGAGAATACCATACCACACTCCGATACACAGGTCAATGGGAATTTATCCTGCTTCTTTTTTATAAGAGGGGAGAGATTGTAGGGGGAGACAGTGTGTGGGGGCTACGGCAATCCCTACGTTCTGATTCCCGTTCTTCTTCGTTTCCCCGTTTATGTAGGTATTGTAGTCCCCGTAGGTATCTATTGAAAATATTGTCCACCGTGGACAACTTCTCCCTCTTATAAAAAGAAGGAACAACACTAGTTGACGCGGTGTGCCCGGTGTGGTAGAAGGGGCTATATAATATAGAGGAGGACGTATGGCCGATATAGTTGATAGGTTTATGAATTTGTTTATCTCCAATGAGAGGAGCAAGGGTGTGTTTGACCCCAGGCAAAAAACCCCGGGCAAAAATATGTACACCCTTCACTCGAAATATGAAAAAACGGATTTTGAGGATCACATTTCCGGCAAGAGGGGAATCGGGCTTGTACCAATACTCGATGATGACACATGTTGGTGGGGTGCCATAGATATCGATTGTCATGGGGATGCCAAGGAAATTGACCTATACGAACTTGAAAAGGAAGTAAGATCAAAGGATCTGCCTCTCATGGTTTGTAGGTCAAAATCCGGCGGGGCTCATTTATATTTGTTTTGTTCTGAGGCCGTGCCCGCCAGGCTGGTCAGGAAAGTGTTGGCGAAGTGGGCCAGCGAATTGTACTTCACCGGGGCGGAGGTATTCCCCAAGCAGGATAAGTTGCTCAAGGACAAGGAAGGTCAGCAACTTGGGAACTGGATCAACATATGTAATTTTGATGCATACTCAGAGGGAGCTTTGAGGTGGTGTGTTGAGGGTGGGAAGAGAATATCAATAGAATACTTTGTCGAGATTGCTGAGTCCAGACGGGTCACAGCCCAAGTTCTGGTCGAGAAGAGCGAGGGGAACCATGACGGAGCCCCGCCGTGCATATGCGCGATGATATCGAATGGTGTGGCATCCGGGTATAGGAACGAAGCTCTGTACAATATTTGCATATATTTGAAACAGGCCTACCCGGAAACATGGAAAGACAAGGCTTTTGATTTGAACGCCAAGATATTTAGCACACCTCTGCCGTACAGTGAAGCAAAAAAGACAATAACTTCAGTAGGAAGAAGAACGTATAGATACAAATGCGGGGAGGAACCTTGCAGATCCCTGTGTAATTCTTCTGTTTGTGTTAATAGAAAGTTTGGTATCACCAAAGAAGAACACACCACAATGAATCTGGGTGAGCACCCAAAATTCACCGGGTTGAAGAAGTATTTGACAGATCCAGTCAGGTGGGGGCTCGAAATGGACGGTGGCTTTGAATTGAATCTGACCACCCAAGATATTATGGACTACAAAAAGGTCAGGGAGGCAGTGGCAGAGAAATTGACCCGGATAATTCCCCCCATGAAGGCGGACAAATGGTTGGCCATTCTGCAAACCTTGATGAATGAAGCAGTATTAGTTGATGCCCCGGATGATGCCTCCAGCCACGGCCTGATTTGGTCCCACCTGCGAACATTCCTGCAACGTGCCGACATGACATCGACCGGCGAGAGTACCGAAGACAGAAAAATGCTGTTGCGTGGTATCCCGGTGGTACAGCTTAAGAATGGAAAGAAGTTGATATATTTCCGTGGGTCTGATTTTGTGAGTTATTTGAGGAAAAATCGGGCTGAGGAATTGCGGGGGCCAAATCTTTGGTTTGCACTCAGGCGGCACGAGGTGACGCACACTTCTTTACGTATCGGGTCAGTGGTCAGGGATGTGTGGGCGGTAGAGATGGACAGGATTGAACAACCAAAAATGGAGGGGGAGAAAATTGAACCCGAATTCTAAAGCAATGGTCACAACGGATGATAAGGGAGAAAACTTTCTTCTTTACGTACCTTTTCATCTGAATGGTTTAGCCCAAAAAGCACCGAGCCGGAGATTCATGAAATCCAAAAAAGCATGGTTCCTGCGCGGGTTTAGGATGAACGCTGAGTATATTGAGAGCCAGGCCGGGAGGATGATTATTGATGACAAGGCCAAGGCTCTAATAAAAAACATCCAGAAGAAAAGTGAAGTAAAAATCACACCCTTCCCCCTGTCATATTCTTTTCGTCCGGGTATGCCGCCAATGCAGAAGCAGATGGAGGCCCTTAATATGGCCTGGGGTAAAAAGGTTTTTTGCTTCTCGATGGAGATGGGCACCGGAAAATCAAAAATATATACCGATCTTGGGTCGGCCATGTTTCAGCAGGGTATTATAGATGCCATGGTGATCATGACAAAGGTTTCTTTGTGTGATAACATCCAAAATGAGGTGAGGAAGCACACCCCCCTTGAGGTTTATGACGTATTCAAGCCGGATCTCAGCACGGAGGCCAAAAGAAAGAAGGCCTACACTTTGATTAAGAAGTCGGGCAATATGAGATTCGTGGCTGTGGGTATCGAGTCTCTCAGCCAAAGGCTGGGGGGAGGGCACCTGTTCGAATGGCTTGTGAAGTTTTTGAGTGCCAACAGATGCGCCATGGTGGTGGATGAATCCCATCTGATAAAAAACCCAGAAAGCAACAGAACCAAAAATGTGATCAGCTTGGGGCGACTGGCTGAATACCGGTATATTGGCACCGGCACCATGATATTGAATTCCATTCTTGACCTCTATTCCCAATACGAATTCTTGGACCCGGACATCATAGGTATCGGGGACTATTACTCATTCAAAAACCGGTACACAATCAGGGGTGGGTATAAAAACAAAGAGGTAATTGGGTATGATAATATCGAGGAACTGACAGCCTCCATTTCCCCGTGGACAATTCAGATATCCAAAGAAGAAATGATGGATCTGCCGCCGAAAGTGTATATGGATCCGGTGCGGTTGGACATGACAAAAGAACAGCGGAAAATATACGACAGCCTAAAAAAGGAAAGGCTGGCGGAAGTGTTGGCGGTTGGCGGACCCACAACCATCGTACTCGAAAATATATTGGCAGTATACTTGGCCTTGCAGCAGGTTTGCTCTGGTTTCATATCCCATGGTGAAAAGAAAAATCGGGTCTTCACCCGGATCACGGACCCAACAAAAGATCCGAAACAAATTTTCTTGATGGATATGATATCAGAATATGGCAAAAAACAATTTAATATATGGACCCGGCACTTGTTAGAGTTGCATGCCACATATGACAATCTTAAAGCAGCAAATATTAGTGCCGTCAAGATTTTTGGTGGTATGAACCAGAGAGAAAGGACACAGGCCCTGGAACTGTTCACATCAAAGCAAAGTAGGTGTATGGTGTCAACACAAGAGGCTGGCGGGACGGGTTTCACCTTCACTAACTGCTCCGATGTAATATACCTCAGCAACAGTTTCAGTTTTGGGAACCGGGCGCAGAGCGAAGACCGGAACCACCGCAAGGGGACCACCCAGAAAGTGACATACACGGATGTTATTATGAAGGATTCTGTTGAAGAGTTGGTGCTTGCCGCCTTGAAAGAAAAGAAGGATCTGGCAACATATGTGAAGGAGAGATTGTCCGACATCCCCTCGAAGGCCTCGTCTTTCCGGGACATGGTGATGGATATGGTCTAAATACCCATTGACAGGGTGGGCCGTATGTGGTGATATACAGATGTGGCCGGGATGGTAACGACCCGACCGCAAATGACAACAGTGAAGAAGGAGAAAACATGGCCAAGGTATTTGTAGTTCAGGAAAACCCCCGGCTCAATTACACGGACGCCGAAAACTATGGTGAGGTGGTGTTTATGACCGCCAAAGATTATTCACCTATGAAAAACAGTCTGATCAACAAACAAGTTTTGTCCGACATTGCCACCGGTATGATGAATTTTGACCCGGATGTCGATTTTTTACTTTTGACCGGAAGCCCGATTTTGCTTGGGTATGCCTTCCACTTGGCCATGGCCAAAAAGGGGTATATACATATCCTGCAGTGGGACGGATATAGACAATCATATCTGCCGATTCGATTCCGGCCCGACGAACATATTGACAGCAATGGGCTTCCCGTGCTATAATAAGGCATAACATATATATATATATACTAGAAAGGAGAAGGCGTGAAAATCGAAGAAATCACCAAGACCATCGAGGGGATAGGGTACACTTTCACGGACGATCAGAAGGATATCCTCAACCAAAAATCCGTTGTGGATATCGTCAAGATCCAATACGCAGTAGGCGAAGCGTTGGAAGCGGCAGACCGGTTGAAAAAGGAATTGCAGAAGTGTTTTGATTTCATACGGTATGTGGCCACCCCCGAAGCCATGGACAAGGCTGAAATTGAAAATATCAGGGTTGAGGGTGTTGGCACAGTGTACCTCACATCTGACTACAATGTTTCAATCGTAAAAGATCAAAAGGAGGTTGCCTATGACTGGTTAACGGAAAATGGTCATGAAGATGCCATCATTGAGACGGTCAATTCCAGCACGTTGAAGAGTATAATTAAAAAGCATTTGGCAGCGGGCGAAGAATTACCCGAAGGTGTGTTCAATGTAAACCCTTTCACCAGAGCGCAAATTAAAAAGTAAGGAGCAAGAAAATGAGTAAGAAAGAAGACAAAATTATGGAAGTCAACACCAACGTCCCCGAATTCCTGCGGAACATGAAAGGCAACCGGGGTTCCGAGGATGTAGCGCATGAAGATCTCATCATCCCCCGCATCGAGATTGTGCAGAGCCTGTCCAAGGTCCGCAAGAAAAATGCCCCCGAATATATCGAAGGGATCGAAGAGGGTATGCTGTACAATTCCGTCACCCGCAAAAATTACGGCACCAGCATTGAGATTGTGCCGGTGGTATTCAAGCGGGAGTACATTCTATGGCGGGATCAGAAGCTCGGCGGCGGATTCGGTGGCGCTTTCCCGTCCATGGAAGAAGCTGAGGAAGTCAGGGCCACCCTGGAAAAGCCGGAAGAGTGGGAGGCCGTGTTGACCCATCAGCATTTCTGCTTGGTCAAGGAAGAAAACACATGGGGGGAAGCGGTCATCTCGATGGCTAAATCGAAACTCAAGGTATCCAAGATTTTCAATTCTTTGGTCCGTATCAATGGCGGCGACAGATTCTCCCGCCGGTACAAGCTGACCGGTGTGCTGACCGAAAACAAGAATGGCCAGGAGTTTTACACTTTTAAGGTTATAAATCTGGGGTATGTGGATGAACCCACATACAGGAAGGCCGAGGGAGTGTATAAACTTATTATGGCCGGCGCGGCGACTGCCGACCGCAGTTATGACGGCATGGACACCGACACCGAAGAAGGCCCGGAATTCTAAGTCACAATGGGGGCCTTTCGGCCCCCATTATAAGAGAGGATAACGATGGAAAGCACCGTAATATTTGGGCCTCCCGGCTGTGGCAAATCAACCACCTTGATCGATATTATGAAAAGCACCAAGGGCAAATCTTGTTTTGTGTCATTCACCCGGGCGGCAGCGGCGGAAATGACCTCCAGATGCAAGGGTATGGATTTTGATATTTCCACCATCCACAGCCTGGCCTTCCGGAGTGCCGGGATTACAAAGGACCAGGTCATCGGTCGCGACGATTTCAAGAAGTTCGCCAGTTTGACCGGGTTTGAAATTACGGGCTCAAATCCGGAAGAAGGTGAATTACCCCAGATTGGCGATTTTTATCTAGCTTTGTATTCAATGCATAGAAACAAACTGCGCAGCGAACTTGGCGAAACCTATGATCATACCGTCCGGGACGGATCCCCGGAAGAATTCAGATTTTTTGTTCAGAAGTATGAAGAATTTAAGAAGGCCTACGGTCTGGTGGACTTCACAGATATGTTGGAGTTGGCATACGGGACCACGATTAATTATGAAAACCTCTTTATTGATGAGGCCCAAGATTTATCACCCCTGCAGTGGAAGTTGGTCGAATCTTGGGCAGCAAATATGAAAAGAGTGTTTGTGGCTGGAGATGATGACCAGTCCATATATGTGTTTGGGGGTGCCGACCCCGCCGGTATGAACAAATTCGCTGAAAGGTATGCCTCTGGAATCAAAATCTTGGATCAGTCGTATAGAATCCCAGCCAGCGTACATACACTGGCAACCGATCTCATAAACCAAATATCCAAACGACAGGAAAAGATATACAAACCAAGAACGGAAAGCGGACGGGTCCGGAAATTTGACACAGTGTGGAATCTAAACCCGATCACGCACGGTGAGGACGTCTTGATTTTGTACCGTAACCATTCTTTGAGGAATGACATCGAGCAAAAATTGATTGAGTCGAACACACCATACATCACTGACTCCGGAAAACCTGGGGTGATGCAATCTTATCTGGCCAGGGCCGTAAAAGCTTTGGTGGCCTGTGGGAAGAATTTCAACGCAATGCACTGCAGCATGGCAACAGAGGCCGAGCGCAGGGCCATGAAAAGAGTGTTTCCGGGGCAGTCCCGGGAAATCGATGCTGATGATTTTTCATTCTTAAACAAAAAACACTGGACAGATATCGCCGTGGGTAGGTATGCTGATATCAATTACTTGGCTGAGGTTGAAACCCGGTATGGTCTGAATGTCAGACCCACAATTCACCTGTCATCGATTCATGGTAGTAAGGGCCGGGAAGCTGAAAGGGTTATCCTGATAAATGCCATGAATGCCCGGAGTGCCGAGGCCTTACACAACAACCCGGATGGGGAAATCCGGGTTTTCTATGTTGGCGTGACCCGGGCTAAACATACCCTGGATATTGTCTTTGATGATAACCCTCTCCCCATGTTGAGGTGAATATGTACCCGAATCTAGACAGATATGAAGTGGTTTCAATAGACGTAGAAACCACAGGTGTGGAGTGGTACAGAGACAAGGTTTTTGGTGTTGCAGTGTCTACCTTTGATGGGGGTGAGATCCGGGATTATTATTTCGACAGCCGGGTGGATGAGGGCCTTTTTGCATGGCTCAGGGACCAAGCCCCCAAAATAAACAAGGTTGTCAATCACAATGTCAAATTTGATATGCACATGCTCCTAAATGAGGGCATTGTGATTGACCCCCGGCGGGTTGAGTGCACTATGATCAATGCCGCTTTGATTGATGAACATTTGTTCAAATACGATCTTGATTCACTGGCCCAAAAATATATCGGTAAACGAAAAGATTCAACCATATATGAAAAGTTGGCCGGATTATTTGGTGGGCAACCAACACGTACCGCCCAGATGAAAAATATCAGCAGGGCACCAAAAAGCGTGGTTGAAGAATACGCCAAGATGGACAGCAGGGTTGCCATGGAATTGTGGATGTGGCAGCAAAAGGAAATAAAAAGGCAGTGTCTACAACAGGTTCACGCCCTTGAGATGAGGCTTTTTCCTTTTATTTTTGACATGGAAAGGCGTGGTATAAGAGTTGATGTGGATTTGGCCCACAAAACCATAGATAAATTGACTGTCAAGATTGACCAAATCCAGAAAGAATTGGATAAGGTGGCCGGGTTTCATGTGAACCCAAACCCATCTGGGTCAATCAAAAAACTGTTCAACCCGAAGAAGAATAAAGATGGTGTATGGATAGCATGTGACGGTACACCTCTCCCGGCCACCAGTGGAGATCAACCATCCATAGGAGCAGACCAGCTTCTGGCTATGACACATCCTGCGGCCAAGTTAATCTTAAGATGCCGCAAGTACATGAAGACCCGGGACACATTTCTGGCCAAGCACGTGATTGAACACACCCACAATGGTAGGGTACACCCCAACATCAACCAAACCAAGTCCGAAAGCAGCGGCGGGGTTGAGGGCACTGGTACGGGAAGGCTTTCATATTCCAATCCGGCTCTCCAGCAAATACCCAGCAGGGATAAGGAGATCGCCTCGCTGGTGCGTCCGATATTTTTACCTGATGATGGCCAGGGTTGGGCGTACGGGGACCTAGACCAGCATGAATTCCGTATCTTTGCACATTATGTCAATGCACCTTCCCTGAATCAAGCTTATCGGGAAAATCCTGATCTCGACATTCACCAGGTTGTGGCAGATATGACCGGCTTGCCCCGGAACGCCACCAGATCCGGACAGGCGAACGCCAAGCAAATCAACCTTGCCATGGTATTTAATATGGGCGGAGGGAGATTAGCTGAAAAGATGGGCCTCCCCTTTACCATCGAAAAAGTCAAATTTAAGGACGACACTGAAGAGCGGGAGATTTTGAAGCCGGGGGAGGAAACCCTCGCTGTCATGGCCAAGTACTATGATGCTGTTCCTGGTGTCAAGGAGATGGCAAAAAACGCTTCCGCCGTGGCTAAGTCCCGGGGTTATGTTCGCACCTTGAAAGGTCGGCATATTCGCTTTCCCGGTGGGAAATTCACACACAAGGCATCTGGTTTGATATATCAGGGTTCAAGTGCGGATCTCAACAAAGAAAACATCTGCCGGATATGTGAATACTTGGAGGCGGAGAGCGGGGGTCGGCTGCTGCTTTCGATTCACGATGAATATTCAATCAGTCTGTCTTGTGACAATGCAAAAAAACACTTGGAAAGAATCAAATATCTTATCGAGGACCGACCCGAATTAAGGATCCCACTTAGGATTGATTTTTCTATACCCGGTAAAAATTGGTGGGAGGCCACACAAGCCGAAAAAATAACGGGTAAGGGTTGGTCACATTCCAAAGATTACTTGACATCAATGGGTGTCGTATGTTATGAGGAGGGCACATGAATTGTCCGAGTTGTGAAGAAGAAATGGCAGAGGTGGCACCCGGCACATGGGTGTGTCAGAATGAACAGTGTAGACATACCGAAGAAAGAGGTTAACATGGCAGCAAAAGAATTTGACGATCGCAACAGAGGCGTCCTCTTCCGGAACAACCGGAAGAACACGGACAGGCACCCAGACATGACTGGCAAAATCAATATTGAGGGTAAGGAATATTGGCTATCCGGGTGGACCGCATACAAGCGTAATGACGGGGAAAAATACCTGCAGTTATCCGTCACCCCAATAGAAGAAAAGGCAGAAAAAACAAAATACAACGCCAACGATGAAATGGATGATCTCCCTTTCTGAAACATGAGGAGCAATTTTATGAGAAAGAATGCCTATGTGATTTGTGATCTTCAGTTCGGCTCCACCGGTAAGGGCTCAGCGGCTGGGTACTTGGCCATGAAACACGAACCGGATTTGTGCATCACCGCTTGGAGCCCCAATGCAGGGCACACTTTTATTGACACCAATGGCCGGAAATTCATTCACTGCGCACTGGCAAATGGTATTGTAAGCCCCGCGCTCCGCGCTGTGGCTATCGCTCCTGGCTCCGTGCTCAATCTGGACACTCTGGTCAAGGAACTGAAGGAGTGCCGGGATATCATGCACGACAAGGTGATTTTCATCCACGAAAACGCCGCTATCGTGAGACAGGACCACCGGGACGAAGAAGAAGCAACCATGACGGGTATCGGGTCGACCAAGAAGGGTTCCGGGGCCGCTCTCATCGAAAAGCTCCGCAGGTCCACCAACAACAAGATCACTGCCGGGGTAAACGCAGGGACCATTTACAGTACACTCCTGGGCGAAGGCCTTGTCAAGGATGTTCACATTGTCGACACCAAAGATTGGGCGTCGATGGTCAACAAAGCTGACATGATCCAGATTGAGGGGGCACAGGGTTTCAGCCTGGGGGTAAACTCCGGGTTCTATCCGTACTGCACATCCCGGGAGTGCACCCCCGCCCAGATCCTGTCGGATTGTTTGGTGCCATTTCAACGGGTGGCAAAAGTGGTGGGTGTCATGCGGACATTTCCCATCAGGGTGGCCAACCGGTACAACGAAAAGGGGGAAATGATAGGTTGGTCTGGGCCCTGTTACCCCGATCAGAAAGAGATTTCATGGGAAAACTTGGGTAAGACACCAGAAATAACCACCGTGACCAAACTGAAAAGGCGGGTTTTCACCTTTTCCAAGGAACAAACCATACAGGCTATGCAGGTATGTGCCCCGGATGAAATCTTTTTGAGCTTTTGTGATTACCTGCCTATTGATGCGGCCTACCAGTTGGCGAGGAGGATCAATTCGATGGCTGAAAGATATATTGGACCGTATTCCCAAGTGAAGTACATGGCGTGGGGTCCGAGTATCGATGATGTACGGAGTATGGGGTCAAGAATATGAAAGCGAAGAAGGCCGACACCGGCAAGCCTAGTATCACTATGATACCATCTGGACCATTGAAGGATCTGGCCCAAGTTTTTATGTTTGGGGCCAAAAAATATGGCAAAGGAAATTGGAAAAAAGGCTTTGCCTATTCCAGACTTTTGGACGCCGTATACAGACATATGATGGCATGGTTTGAAGGGGAGGATCTTGACCCGGAATCGGGTCTTCCCCATCTTTCCCATGCGACTTGGGGACTTATAGTCCTCAGACACTTTGAAATAAATGGAGGGGGTTTTGATGATAGAAAAGAGATGCCGGGTGTGCAAAGAAATGAAGAGTGTGGACAAATTCTACCCGAGCCGAATCCTCAGGCGGGATTGGATATGCCGGGTCTGTTGCGCCAAGTTGAACCTCGTGTACAAGAAGGCAGTACGATTGCGGAAATCCAAAAAGACATCACCGATTGGGCAAACAAAACTTTCCCAGATCGGACATACCAAGGAACATTCAACAAATTAGTGTTTGAGGAGATCCCCGAACTTGTTAATGGCGGTGTGCATGACCCCATGGAATACGCGGACATTTTGATTTTGGTGCTTGACTTGGCTTATTTGGTTGGGGTTGATGCGGAAAAGGCAGTCACCGAAAAGATGGCTATAAACAAAACCAGACGGTGGAGGAAAAACCCGATTTCCGGCCTGTTTCAACATGTCAAATCGCAATACCAGGGTGAAACGGAGGAACCAGAATGAATTATATGGGCGGTAAATATCGGCAGGGGCCAAAAATAGCCGATTTCATATTGAAAAGGGTTGACCCGGAAACACCATATTATGAACCCTTCTGCGGGGCTATGGGGGTGGCTTCAAGGATTGTGCCTCATCTCAAAGGTTTTATCCAACTAAGCGATTTGAACGAGCCCTTGATTAACATGTGGAGAGCCGTCATTGGGGGGTGGGTTCCGCCTGATGTTATAACAGAAGAAACATACCAGTACTATAAAAACACCCGCAACCCGGAAGACCCAATGACGGCGTATTGCGGATTTGGTATGTCCTTTGGGGGCAAGTGGTGGGGGGGTTATGCTAGGAATAGTACCGGCTGCAATTTTGCCATTATCGCCAAAAGAAGCACGCTGCTAAAAGCGAGCATGCTGCTAAAATCAAAATTTAAGTTAGTTTGTTGTGATTATTTGGATGTAAAACCAATCGGGGCCACAATATACCTCGACCCCCCGTATAACGGGAGAACAAATGCTTATGGTGTGAGTTTCGACCATCAAACTTTCTGGGAATACGCCAGGGGGTTGGTGGCCGAGGGTAACCAGGTATTTTTAACCGAGTTCGATGCCCCGGATGATTGGGTTAGGGTTTTTAACTTTGGCAACACCGTGGTTGGACACTATGCGGGGAAGCCAAAAGATGGAACTTGTGAATCAATTTTTATGCATCGGAGCCAGATATGATCACATCTTTGAAGTTATCCGACATATACCGGACCCAATTCGTCAAGCGTTGGCACATTCTTAACACCCCAAGACAACAAACCGTGGCCGAGCATTCGTATTTGGTGTGCATGCTGGTCTTGGATTTGTGCGAGAGAATCGGTATCCCCGAGAAGGAAACCCATGAAGCCATCCTATGGGCTCTGGTACACGATTTGCCTGAGGTGGTTATGGGTGACCCGGTATCCCAAATAAAGAATATTGCAAGGGACAAATTCGACGAGCTTGAAGCCAGAATTGATCCGGGCAGGTGGTCATTCGCATCGGGCCTATCCGCATTAGCTAGTGCCGTGGTCAAGTTGGCTGATTATATCGATGCCGTAAAATTCCTGCACGAGGAGGGCATCAATGATCAGTCAAAAGTAATCCGAGAAAAACTGAGCAATAATATGTCCACCTTCATCGCCCAACTGTCTCATGCTTTGCCGGAGTATGATTGGAACAGGAGTTATTCCTGCTTGCTTGAATATATCCATGGTGAACAAACATACATCGACAACCTGATGCCATGAAGCCCGAAACCAGATATTGGCGTACCAGAGTCAAACCGGCTCTGGACGCCATGGAAAACATATTGTACAACAGAATCGAATCCGGGACCACCAGCGGGGGTATCCCGGATTTGTCCTATTCCTGCCCGTCTGGTCATGGTTGGATAGAATTAAAAATTGGACACGTAAAGGGTGATAGGTTATGCACCCCGACCATGACACCAGTCCAAGCCAACTGGCTAAAAACCCGGGGGGACTTGGCTGGAAAGGTTTATATTCTTGTTTTGTTTGGGGGTGATGAATTCTTGTACCGGCATCACCAAGGTCGGGCCTTGAAGATTGGTATTCCAGTTGACGGCCCAGGGGCCTGTCATATTCTGACCAGCCGGGGCCTGACCAAAGATCAATGGACAACGAGGTTAAACCAAATTTTACTTGAATAATTGACAACAATGGGCTTCCTATATTATAACAAAGTTAACGAGATTGAGAGATAACCCCATAAAGGAGTAACACCATGAAGACCCAGCCTTCAATCCACGAACTTCAGAGCGTTTGCCTCAGCCAGTTTGGTGTCTGTATTGAACAGTTGGACCCGACATCTGCGCTTTGGTTTGTTGATTATGTGTTCACTTTATACCAGCAAAACATGTGGCGTAAAATCAGGAATTATCGTAAAAAATTTGGTCTTGGGACCTGTTACCCGGTGTTCGGATCAAAGATATTTAACACAATGTAAAGGGAAGCGAAGAGATTGATCAATAACCCACGGGGCCGAAAGGCCCCCCATAAAGCATAAAGGAGATAGACACCATGAAGACCACCGCCGAAATGAACCTGACTCCCATTCAGACCCGCAAGATCGAGGCATGTATACTCAGCACATTGAGATTTGCCCGGATCGGATCAGGCAAAGAGTGGGAATTAACCCGGCTGGAAGTAAACCAAATGGAAAATTTGAGCACCACTGAAGTGATCATTGAGGTCTGCAGTACGGATAAACCTTACCCCATCGGATACAATTATCAGGGGTTTATATCCCGGCGCGGGGCTATAATGTCCTATGATCACAACAAAAAGAAGATGTTATGTGGCCGCAAGGCCCTGAACAATGTAAGCATTGGCTATTGGTAGGAGGCATAATGTGTTATTCTGGTTGTCCATATGAAAAGAGGTGACAGATGAAGAATTTAAAGAATGGATTGCTGAAGCAGAGGAACAAGAGGCTGGGGACAGGTATGATGATGAATACTTCCCCTTTGATTATTGACGCTTTGGTTGCTTTGGTTGCTTTGACCTGCGCAACACTGGTGATAGCCCTGGCCTTGGCCGGGATTGCTGTTGTATATTTCATATTTTGTGTCCTTTGGGGGTTGGTATGAATCAAATGCCGATGTGCGGGCTTATTAACGGGAATAATTGACAACAATGGGTTTCCCGTGTTATAACAAAGTTAACGAGATTGAGAGATAACCCCATAAAGGAGATAGACACCATGAAGACCCAGATCATCACCACCCCCGCCATCGACACCCTGGCCCCCGCTATCCGCCAGAGAAAGGGCGATTACGTGCAGGGTCCCGATTCCGACACCGGCGAATGGCGCATTGGCCGGATCATTGACAAGGTGGCCGGAGGCCTGGGCATCACTGGAGGATTTGTCATCCCCAAGAACCGCGCCTACAAGCTGACCCGTGAGGCATTTGAGAAGGCGATGAACAACGAGCCTGAGGAGGTCGAAATGGAAGAGATTGAAGAACCCGAATTGGAGGAAACCCAGCGTGTCCGCATCCGCCCCGATTGGAGCAGATACACCCGCCACACTGGGATCACCACTCAGTCCGGCAAGACCGTGATCGATATCAACGACTATGTGGCTGGAATCCTGCGCGGATTGAACCTCGACGACGCCTATGGCACTGTGGCCAGATACATCCGCGCAATCAATGAGACCGCCACTGACGCCAAGGATCTGGAAACACTGGATACCGTCGACAAGCTCCGGGCCAAATACGGTCACCTAAACCCCGGCATGCAGCGTATGAATCTTGGCAACAAGCTCCGTGGCGCAATGGCCAGAGCGGGTATCGACACCCTAGAAATCGCACGCGACACAGGACAGGAGGGCTAAGTCATGACTGACGCCAAATCAACTGCCAACATACTATACCAGATGGCCCAACTCGCTGACGAGCTGGAGGCGCAGGGTGCCAACATCATCGGCGCCTCGTTCAGCCCTGCTACTGGCCGTTACATGACGCCGCGCTTAAACAGGAGAAGGGGGAGTGATGACGCCTAAACCCATACCCTTGAGCAACGAAAGGTGTTCATACCGCTGCCCGTACTACATGGACGGGCCTGTGCTGTCGCTATGCAGGCTAACTAACGAGAAGCTGATTTATGACGGCAGCATTCCGCCAAAGCGCACTGAGCGATGCAAACAGGAGAAAGACAATGAGCAATGACCGCAAGAATGTCATCCATCCGAAGCTTGAAACCTACATCGCGACACGGGATAAGCGCATCAGCAAATATAGACCATACGACAGGACGCATATCCGGGATCTCTTTGTGCAGTTGCTGAAGAAAGGCGAGGTGACTGTCGGCTGCCGCTCGACGTGCGGCGGGACTGACCCGACGATGCACGTATACCGCGCTTGGAACGAGGTGGTCCGTAAGGCGCGGGCACTTGGCTATCAGATCACCGAGGAGCCGGTGCGCGGGATAGGCAACGCTTGGGCGACTCTGGGCGGCGGGTACTGGAACGAAACTGTGTATCGACTCAAGGATTGCCGGGGCAATGACTGACCGCCAACCTGAGCTGTTTTGAATACCCCGAAAACAGATAAAGGAGAAACCACCATGGAAATCAAACTGACCGTCCCAGCCAGTTACATTGCCGTGCTCAAGCTGTTCGCTGCCGACAAGGACGTGCGCCACTGCCTGAACGGCGTCATTTTGGAAATCGGCCGCAAGGAAACCCGCCTAGTGGCCTCCAATGGCGCGATGCTCGGATGCTTCCGCGTCGAGAGCGAGCAACCGGACGTTGACGCACCGCTGACGAACATCATCATCCCCAACGATCTGCTCAAGCCGATCAAGTCAACCGGCCTGGTGGAAATCACCATCGGAGAACGGGAGCTCAAGGAGCAGGGGGGCAAAAAGGTGCCGTCCAACGCCCGCCCGGTGACGCTTACCTACGCGGGTTTGTCCATAAGCGGCAAAACCCTGGACGGCGAGTTCCCCGATTTTCGGCGTGTGATTCCGTCAAAAGTGTCGGGCCAGCCTGCTCAGTTTGACCTCCGCCTTATCGCCACCCTGGCGAAAGCATGGTCAATCTTGCACGGCGGCAAGGGCCCGCACTGTGTTGGCATCGGATTCAACGGCAACGATGGCGCATTGATAAACCTGGCGGACGAGAACTTTGTCGGGGTAATCATGCCGCTGCACCCGCACGCCATTGTAACCCCGACATCCCCCCCTTCCTGGGTCCACGACTAAAGCAGGAAGTAAGTCTGACAGAACGGCTAGAATAGCCCCTGGAAACTCAGAAATTCAACCAAAGTAGGTATATTATGGTAGTCAGCTTGGTCACCAAGGAAAAGGATGGGGTGCCCTATCTGGGTTTGGAAGTTGAAAGCTCAGGGTATTATTTAGTTGAATCACAGGACGACACCCCAAGTTGCCACACAATCAGATCCGAGGACGGCGAAGTAGATATCACAGTCCACATTTGCGAATTAACGACATATAAGGGGCATCCTGTGATTCAGATCGTGGTCGTTGCAAATTTTGTCGGGTGGGGAATTAAAACCATGCAACGCTTAAGCAAGCCTTGTGTTGCGAACCGGGACCTGAATTGGATGATTGATGACCTGATATGGGGGGATTGACACCAGCACCGGGCTGTGATATAGAAGAGTTGCCACCCGTTCAGGAACCCGCCTTTCTATTCCTCCAATTCCATACAGGCCGTAGATAACGTAGGCCCCGCGTAGGGGCCTCGTTGTTATATATGTCAGAACGTTTCGACGCCCGTGGGACGGGCACTCCCGGCACTTGTAATTCCTTTTTTTATAAGCCGGGAAAAATAAACAAGACGGACAATATTTTCAATAGATACCTACGGGGACTACAATACCTACATAAACGGGGAAACGAAGAAGAACGGGAATCAGAACGTAGGGATTGCCGTAGCCCCTCCATATTGTCTCTCCCTACAATTTTCTTCCCCTTATAAAAAAGAGAGGGTCGGAGAAAGTGCTGGGTTGACAAGGTGGTGCCAAGTGCTGGGTTGACAAGGTGGTGCCAAGTGTGATACTAGAAATTATGAGTCTGACGGAACGGAGGAAAAAATGAGAGTGAAGCAGTGTGTCGTCTGCGGCCGCACCTTCATCCCTGCGCCGCCAAAACCCGCAGCCAAGACCTGCTCCCAGGAATGTGCGCACGCGCGGCGCCTCCAACGCAACCGCGAGTTCGCCAAGCGCAAATATACAGAGAAAAAGGCCTTGGCACACGGCCAACAACAGGAACACCGATTCCACTGCCCTTGGGCCTCCGGCTCAATCACCGCTCCGGAGTGCCTAGGCGTTGACCCGTGGCTAGGGTTTTGAGGTGAGGTATGGGAAGCATAGCCGACAAACTCTTCGCGGTGGCTCGGATGCTCGACGACCCCAAACAATCGGCACACGTCGCACAATCCTGCTATGCGCAAGTAACGGAGGTGTGGTCGTAATGCCCCGCCTGAGCGCCGATCAGTGGGAGACCGTCCGCGCCGAGCGGGAGGCCGGGGTGTCGTTTCCCGAAATCGCACCAGGCCATCCAGAAGTGTGCCAAGACCGAGGGCTGGGGTGATGGTCAGGACGTGGCCGAGACCATCCGGCACCAAGTGTGATATTAGAAATTATGAGACTGAAACCCGATGAACTCGCCTTTGTAGAGGCCTACTTCAAATATGGAAATGCCACCGAAGCATATCGGGTGGCCCGTCCGTATTCGAGGAATTGGAAGGGGACAGCGGCGGTACAAATTGCGGCCCACAAAATGATGTCCAAAGAGCACATCAAGGCAAAAATACGTGAAGTTCAAGAGGAATTGGAAAGGAAATCCATGGAAAAAGCTGTTTTGACCCTTGAAAGTCATTTAGAAGAACTGGAGCGGTTACGCGAGATGGCCAAAGAAGCAAAAAATATTGGGGCCGCGATCAATGCAGAGGTGGCCCGGGGTAAAGTTAAGGGATATTATGTAAACCGCGTTGAGGTGGATGATGCCCCGGCCCCGGTTGCCGTACATATTCAAGTCGTTGATGGGAGAAAAGCAGATTGATCCTCACGCCAACCCTTAATATTCCCCAAGCCAAATTTTTGAGCATGCCCCATAAATACAGGGCGTATGTTGCTGGGTTTGGATCGGGGAAAACTTGGTCTGGTTGTGCTGGAATTGCCAAGCATATTTACGAATTCCCCCGGGTGAATGCCGGGTATTTTGCGCCATCATATCCCCAGATCCGGGACATTTTTTATCCTACTATTGAAGAGGTGTTTTTTGATTGGGGGCTCCGTGCCAAGATCAATACCGGAAATCATGAAGTTCACACATATCGCGGGTCCAAGTATATGGGCACAGTGCTCTGCCGGTCTATGGACAACCCCGGATCGATAGTAGGTTTTAAGATTGGCCATGCTATGGTGGACGAAATTGACACTATGGCCAAGGCCAAGGCTGAAAATGCCTGGCGCAAGATCATCGCCCGAATGCGTTATAAAGTGGATGGGCTGCGCAACGGTATTGATATTACAACCACGCCGGAAGGCTTTAGGTTTGTATATAACCAATTTGTGAAGTCCGTCCGCGAAAAGCCAGAGATGGCCGAAATATATGGGTTTATTCAGGCCAGCACATATGACAATGCTGTAAATCTGCCGGACGATTATATTCCGGCCCTGCTTTCGTCTTATCCTCCGCACTTGGTTGAAGCGTATATCAACGGTCAATTTGTGAACCTTCAAACTGGCACAGTTTATGCCGCTTATGACCGCAAACTGAACCGTTGCGATTATGAAATCAACAGAGGTGAGCCCCTTTTTATCGGTATGGACTTCAACGTGGGGAAAATGGCCGCAGTTACCCACGTTAAAAGACAGGGTTTACCGTGTGCAGTAGACGAAATCATTGGCGGATACGATACCCCGGACATGATAAGACGCATAAAAGAAAGATATTGGGATTATGTGGGGGGTGACTACCGCCGGTCATGCCAGATCCGCATTTATCCTGATGCAAGTGGTGACAGCCGAAAGAGTGTTGATGCCAGCAAAACGGATCTCGCCCTGTTGCGCCAAGCGGGTTTCACAGTTATTGCCCCCAATTCAAACCCCCCAATCAAAGACCGAGTTAATGCCATGAATGCTATGTTTTGCAATGCTGCAGGCCAGCGCAGGTATTTGGTCAATGATGCGAAATGCCCAACCTATGCCGATTCTCTTGAACAGCAGGCATGGGCAGAGAATGGGGAGCCGGACAAAAAAACTGGCCATGACCACATCAATGATGCCGGCGGTTATTTTATTTCGTTTGAATACCCCGTTGTACATAGGTCTGTTACAATGGCCCCTTTATCTGCTTATTAATGGAACGAACACGGCCCTTCAGCGATGGACGGAGTGACGATGGACGAACGAACCCTGACCAAAGCCGACATCGACGCCATAGCCCTCGCAGTGCGTCAAAACTCATGCTCAATCGGTATCTCACGCGAGGACGCGGCGGAGTTGTGTGAGTTCGCAGCCTGGATGCGGAAGCTGAAGAAAGCGATAGGCAATGTGGTGATTTACGGGTTCATTCTGCTCCTCGGCGTGCTCTTCTACATGGGCATTGGAAGGTGGAAGGAATGAAAACAACGCTCGCCAACATTATCGGACCCGCCCTGCGCATCCTCCCGCCCATGATGGACAGCGATGCGGCCAGGGCCATGCTCTTGGCCATCGGGATGCAGGAATCTAGACTTACGCACCGCAAGCAAATCGGTGGCCCCGCGATGGGGCTCTGGCAGTTTGAGAGGGGCGGAGGAGTGGCTGGCGTGCTTTGGCATCCCAGGACGAGTCATTGGGCCAAAGGCGTGTGCTGGAGGCTCGGCAACGCCGGGACCGTGGACAGTGTTTACCATCAGCTCGCCAGCGATGACGTGCTCGCGGCATGTTTCGCCAGACTGCTCCTTTGGACGTTGCCCGGCGCTCTCCCGGACAGGGATGATGTGCAAGGCGCGTGGGACCAGTACATTGCAGCGTGGAGGCCGGGCAAACCGCACCCGGAAACGTGGGCAGATTTCTACACGCAGGCTTGGGAGGTGGTCAGTGGCTCGTAGCATCATCGTATTACTCTGCATCGCCCTAGCTGGATGCTCTACTATCTCCATCTCAACGCCAGATGGCTACCAGGCCAGCTACACGCGCATCGGCTCGCAGGACATCTCCGGGCTCACGTACTCACGGGATGGCAACTCCACGCTCATAGGGCTGGATAAGCAAAAGACGGACAGCCGTATCATTGACGCGGTGCGTCTGTTGTTGGAGGCGCAATGACCACATGGAGCATCAAATTTCCGGTTGAGCCGTACTACCACGACCTGCCCACGGGCCGCGCCCGGAAGCTCATCAATGACGTGACGGTGCTCATCAACGGCCAGCCGTATGTCATCCCCGCCGGGTTCGTGACTGACGGCGCGAGCGTGCCGCGTGGACTGTGGAACCTGTTTCCCCCCTTCGGCAAGTACAACAAGGCTGCCCTGCTCCATGACTACCTGTATCAGTTTGGCACGATGACCCGCGCCCAAGCGGATTGGGTTTTCCTTGAGGCCATGAAGGAACTGGGCGTGGGTTTCGTGACGCGATGGGCCATGTACGCAGGGGTCCGGGCTGGTGGCTGGTGCGCCTGGAATGGTTACGCGAGACAGCGTAAATTCATGGCCGAAGAGGGAGAGTTGGACTAAATTTCGGAGGCGCAAATGAGCATTGACACCAGAGGGCCGGAGTTCGCGCAACATGCCGCCCTGTTCGCGCTGCCAAAAACGCTGATCGGCGGTACGCAGGCCATGAGGCAGGCGGGGACGCGGTATCTCCCGAAGGGCCGGGCCGAGGCGCAGGCGGATTACGATTACCGGCTGGCGCACACGTTCCTCATCGACGCATATATCCGCACCTTGAACTACCTCACGGGACAAGTCTTCAGTCGCGACCCGGAGATGGAAGACCCGTCT